CCTCCATTCCATTGTTTCCCGCCTATCTTTGCTGGAACTATTTCTCCAAATGTTTTGACATATTCTATAACCAACTCTTTTTGTGTTTTCATACTTTTACAGGTTATCCATCATCTCGTTCTCTCTCTGTTCTTCGACGATATCCGACCAGTATTCGTCCCAAAGTTCCTTTATCTCGTCGCCTTTGATTCCTCTTAGAAGGGCTTTCCCTGCCCATTCATCGAAGTCTTCACACGATCCGATTACGTCTCCCAAGTTCTGACGGCGTAAGTCCGTTGTCTCTCTGGTCTTCTGCTTGTCGTCCTTGAGCTGTGTCACCATTGAATTAAAGATGTCCATAAGGTTTGTTAGGTAATGGCGGAGGAAGGAATAACCGCTCCCTCTACCCGCCACAACCTGCTATTCACGAACCCTGTTAGAAGTCGGATTCTTTTACTTTAAGTACTACTTTGAGACTTCCGAGCGAAAGATATATCTTGCTCTATCTGGTTTTGTACTTGTTTCTGCTGAAGTAAAAAGATAGGATACTTCAGCAGAAATAAAGAAAAAACCTCGTTTTTCAACGAGGTTCCTATTTGATTTAGGCTGTAGACAAGCGATTTAATCCCACTTGATGCACTTGTCCACCTCGTTGATTTCTTATGTTTTTAATGTTCTATATCACAAGTGTACTCCTAAATGTCCGATGTGTCAAGTATATAGTTATGCACCATTTGTCCGACTTGTTATTTTTTCTAGCGGGTACAATAAAATACGCCTCACTTGCTTTTCGTGCGGTATTCCTAAAATCTTACCTATCTCAGTATTATTCTTCCCCTCTTCTTTTAATTTTCGTGCAATAAAAAAAGTCTCAGGTGGATACTTATATGGTCTTCTCATTGGTCGTTTGTTTGTTTTCATATTTTTATATTACTCCTAATTGTCCGAATGTCAACCCTTGTTGAATTTATGGTATTCTTCCTCAAGATTTTTATCAAAAAGCATTGTGTAGACATACGAGCTTCCCAAATCAGAATGCCCCAAAATGTTTGAGATGATAGAATTATTTGCTCCTTGTTTTGCAAGTTTCACTCCCATATGATGTCGAAAAGAATGAGGGTTGAGTCTCGGTTCGAGTCCAGCTTTGTCTGAAAGAAGATTGAATGTCCCACGAAGAGAACTAACGTGTAAGCGATCTCCACGTTTCTGTCCGTTGACTGCAATGAAGACTGACTCTTCGTTCAGCTTTCTGAAATTGAGAAGCAAACTCTCTCTCCTGACGAGCCACTTCCTAATATGTTTTCCTGTTTCTTGTGACCAAAATACTTCTCGAATCGGTCGCTTCGTCTTTGCCTTTTCGGTTCGTATCAATGCCTTATTTTTCTCAAGGTCTAAATCATCAACATCTATAGAGAGCAGTTCACCGATTCTCATACCAGAATCCCACAGAAGAGAAATGAGTGCACGGTTCCTGACGTTCTTAGGATCTCGGTCTGTTCCGATAGCATTAAAAAAATCTCGGTAACTCTCATCATCTGCTACACGAGGGATTTTGAATTCTTTTTCTGGTATAGGGACGAGAAGAGGATTGAGTTTGCAATAGCCGTTTAAATGAGCATATTCGATGAATCCTTTTATACATTCGGCTTTTCTGAAAATAGTATTATTCGCCCAGCCCATATAGGACATAAGTTCTAGGTACTCGATGATGTTTTTAATAGTTACTTTTTCAATGTCAATGTTTCTCATATAGAGACAAAAACCTTTAATATCGACAGTATACCCCCTGACCGTCGACGATCGAGAGTTTATATTCCTCCAAGAGATGTATTCAGTTACTACATCAAAAACTTTCATAAACGCAAACGCTCCTCCGTATCAGCAGAGAAGCGTTGCTATCCCCTGGCTATCTTTTGGGTAGCAGAGGGATAAATTTATTATAGCATACGCCGTAGCTGATACAGGCTCGCGCCTCTACGGATTAGTTGTTTCCAACATCGCTGTTTACACCCTCTTTGATTTTCTGTCAAATTATAATAGAAAGTGCATAACTGCTCTTGTGCTATTTTTTATTTCGTGTATACTATATGTAGTAGTAGGGTACTCAGCCTTCCTGAGTGATCGGAGAAATAATTCACCTAAATTGTAGCCAGCGGTTGACTCTCTCGATGGTGAGTCCATAGGAATATGGACTTCCGATCAAGGGAGTTTTATTTTTGCAAATAAAAAAGACCTCAATCGAGGTCAATTCTGTGGGGGTGGTATGGTACGCGCCATGACTTATAACCTACGGTCGCAGGAGTTCAAACCTCCTCACCTCCACCGAATTGATTTTGAAAGGGTCTTTTTTCGTTTCTTCTCTTATATAAAGTATGGTATATTATACAACATTTATTGTCAAATAATTCTGTCAAGTCGCCTCTGTTTAAGCCATTTTCTTGTGATTCTGATAGTTGTAATAGAGTGCTGCCATACCTGATCCGAGAGCCAGCGCTGTATCGAGAACACTCGCGACGTCCGCCTGAGTGACACCTGTTTTTTCAAATACTCCGAAAGCTCCTAATAAAGAAAGCACAATTGAAATGTATGTTCTGTATCCTTGCATAAAATTATTTCTTAAAAAATGAAATTAACCATTGAATAAATCTTTTCAATATCGTCACATCGACCGAAGTAACAACTGTATTCGCCTCCACCGGTTGTGTCTCTATAGAATCCTGCGTTTGAATAGGGTCAACTGGTACCAATACATCACTTTTTGTATTAGATTCGTCCTGAGTGATTATAGGCACTACTGGTGTTTCTATTGGCTTATCTAAAGCAACAATGGGTATATCTTTGACAGTAAATACTCTGTAAGAAACGATAGGATAGTTATTTGTTTCCCATATTGGGGTGAAACTATCAAGCGGATCTACGCGCTCATTACTCGACGGGCGAAACAGGACAAAATGCTGCGGAAACTTTAGCTTATACATATCAGTCTCCATGACACATAGTCCGGGCAACATTTTTACATCTTTTTTGTTTATCCTTTCGTAAGTGAATCCAAAATATTTGGCAACGGCGGAAGCATTGAACATACAGCCATTACTGAAAAATCCTTTCTTTTTACATAATTCATTGAGCACAATCGGATCAATATCTATCCCCTGCAGTGAAAGAAAATTACAGAACGAGGTCAGGAAACAAGACGATTCATAGAGAGTGGTCGTACAAGTACCAAGTCTTATCTTCTTGTATGCAGGGTCATGCTGTGAGTAAAACATAGTTATTTTTTGAAAGGATTATGCTGCGTCGGATACTCTTTCGGTTCTACACTTCCAGCCATTTTATGAACAATGTAGAAAGCAAAAGAGACCAGTAAGATAAGCAAAATGATAGTAACAATAACTGTATCGTTGCATCGCTGAAGTGTCTTGTTGTGTTTGAATCTTGCGAATCGTTGTTGTAAAGTTGTTCCTTCATAGAGTTCTATATGTTTGATGTTACTGATTAGTGCCACAGAGCGTAGGTGCGGTCTTTCCCCTCTCCCCCACAGGAAGGAGGTGAATCCACCGTGGGGTTTGTTTGTTTTCCATAGTAAGGATCGCTTACGATGGGGGAGAGAGTGGTGAGGTTGTACGATGGCAACCTCACTCGGGAGTCTCTTTTTTGAATGGTTCACACTTCCTGTGTCGCCATTCATCTTTATCTCCATTCGTGTAGTGTACGAAATTATCTCCGACTTGGTCGTTGATTTCTCTCGTACAACGGACACAGTAATGGAAATGGCTGACCAATGTAAGTCTTGGTCGTAGGTCTATTTCCAAATCATCAATTGCTTCTTTCACGAATGACAGTTTGGAGCAGGTGTAGATTGCTTTGAGAATCCCCAATGCAACCTTCAGTTCCACTTGTGGGAAGTACAACAGGATACCCCCATTCATTTCTCGTGTTATCTGCATTTTCGTTCTCCTTGTTAAGTTTGTTGTCACGAGCAGTGATTTCTGCATCGTAACGCTCAAAAGCCAGGAAGACATCTTCTATCGGCGTTATCCAACGGACGACAGAGTGAATGCATTTATGAAAGAATTTCATTTCGTTCTCCTTTAATGACTTCTCACGTCAATGTTCAGGATGTATCTGGTATCAAGGTATTTTTCGTTAATCACCTTGCAGATTTCAAACGCAGACATATTCTCAAAGAGACAATGCCACGCTTGATGTTTCTTTTCTGGAAGCATAATTATGTTCCAGTCTTGGTCGCAACCTCCAATAGATTTAGGTCTACGGTGATGGCGAGTTAAAACAACGGGTTTGTGGCTCATGTTGACCTCCTTTGTGAAAGAACAGCGAAGGTTGCAATGCTTATTCCCTTCTCTGCACCTTTACTTGATGATGAGTTTCAAAAGAGCTCCGATAACTGCGATTATGATAGCCATTCCAATCGTATAAACAATTTTTTTGATTGGGGAGATTTCTTTGCGGATTTCTATCAAGGAGTCGGTAAACTCTCTCCGATTCACAAAGTCATTCTTTATTTCTTTGATATCCACCTTTATTTCAGAGATAGATGCCTTGATATTCGCCGTTTCGTTGGTATTGACTGCGAGACTCGATTTTATGTCCGAGAGTTCCCGAAGTATCGTATTGTTGGTGTTGTTACCTGTTTGTTCTTCATTCATATCGACCGTTTTATTATTCTAATTAACCTTAGAGGAGACTCGTAATGAGTCCCCTAAAGACCAATTATGCTGGGTCAGATATTGCTGCAATCTTGAAAGCAGGAGTGTTCCAAGTTTGAGTTGTCAAAACAGCCTGTGACGTCACTGTTGTTCCTGCGTACATAATCGCCGAATTATCTGTCAGAACTACATAAATTATTGTTCCGTTTGCTGAAGGAGTAGCTCCTGCTTTTGCTCCCACAGTTAATTTACGACCCGAAGCATCATCTGCGAGTGTCATATCACCTGTTGCAATAGTGACAGTCATCAAAGCAACGGCTGCGACTCCTGCATAGTTAGCTGGTGCAGCACTACAAAAAACCATGCGAATTGCCCCTGATTTTATTACACCTAATCCTGCATCCATAACTGCTGTGTGATCTAAATACTTTGCCATAAAATTATATTATTTTTTTAATTATCATCTGCCGAGGCTTCGCTTTTGGCATCTTGGATTTCAAGAGTACCTTCGACTTTTTTTTCTTCTTCGGGCATAAATTTGTCCTTATTGGTTAGATGTTAAAACATTTTAATGAGGCGGTGCGTGAATATAGATATTTCCAAATCCTGTCCATATTGCTATTTCACCTGTGTCTGCGAGAATGATTGTTTTATATTGGACTGGTAACGGTTCCCAGATTGTTTGATTTCCTGCACTTGAACTTGAACCTGAATCGTTAATTATTAGGTCTCCACCGTTTCTTACAATTTCTACGGTATCAGCAGAAGAACCTGAACTACTGTCATTTACTTGTAAGTTTCCAATCAGATCTACGTTGTCAGTAGAGGAGATGCTTTGAGCATCATTTATGAACAAACTTGATAGTTCAATCAAAACTACATTATCTGCACTTGATACGCTTCCTGAATCATCTACTGATAACTGTCCACTTGCAAAAACTAAAACAACATTTTCAGAGAATGAAGCACTTCCCGAAGCATCAATTATGAAGTCTCCACCATTTCTTATGAGTGAAACATTTTCTGCTGAACTTACTGAACTAGAACCATCTATGAGAAAGTATCCAATGAGAGAAATGTTGTCTGCTGATGAGGTGCTTCCTGAATTATCGACTGCCAACAAACCACTTGCTTGGACTAAATCCACGTTTCCAGCAGAACTCAGAGACCCCGAATCATCTATTGCGAGATGCCCTACTGTGATAAGTGTGAAATTGTCTGCCGAAGATACAGAACCTGAGTCGTCTATTTGTAGATTTCCTATTAAGTCAACGTTGTTGGTACTAGAGGAACTTCCCGAATCTGCTATCCCAAAATCTCCACCATTTCTTGATATTGCTACATTGTCTGAACTCGAAACACTGCCTGAATCCTGAATAATTAAATTCCCGATGAGAGAAACATTGTCGGATGATGAAGCACTTCCGCTGTCTGCGATTGTGAAATCTCCACCGTTTCGTATTAATCCAACATTGTCAGTAGAACTTGCTGAACCTGAACCTGCAACGATTAAATTCCCAATTAAGAAAACATTATCAGTTGAACTAACAGAACCGCTATCTTGAATCGTTAAGTCTCCTCCATTACGAGCAATAATTACATTGTCCGAACTACTTGCACTCCCATTATCTGCGATTGTTAAGTCTCCACCATTTCTTGAGATTCCTACGTTGTCTGCCGAACTTGCACTTCCGGAATCATCAATACTACCAAGATTTCCAATCAATGCAACATTATCAGCAGAAGAAGCAGAACCAGAATCGCCTATAGAGAGGTCAGCTGAATCAGTAGTGAATCCAGTATCTGCCCCATAAGAAGTTCCTACACTATTTATTGCATAGGCTCTAACGTGGTAAGCAGTATTTTGAGTAAGCCCTGTTATTGAAGTTGTGAAAGCACCAGTTGTACCTCCAGAAGTATCTTTGTGATCAGCTGTTGTTGGGTTTACACTTGTTGAAATAACTGTTCCTCTTTCTGTTATCGTAGCACCTCCATCACTTGAGACTGTTCCATTTCCTGTGGCAGTTGTTTGAGCTATTGAAGATACTGATTCTGTCGTTACAGTTGGAGCGACGAGTGCACCAATAACAAGATTTCCACTTACTATAAATTTTGCGATACTATCTGCACCGTTTGTAGTAATTGCATTTCCTGCTCCTGTTACAGAACAAGAACCAAAATCTGCCGTAGTCCAACGAACAACAACTATACCAGAGCCACCCTTCCCTCCAGTATAACCTCCATAAGTAGAACCACCTCCACCTCCACCAGTATTATCTGTGCCAGCTGTTCCGTTTCCAGTTTTACTACCAGCACCACCACCTCCATTTCCTCCAGCAGCCGCTGTGCCAGTTGAATATGAACATCCACCACCGCCACCACCATAATAAACAGCTGACCCAGTGATTGAGTTTGACACTCCTATTCCTCCGGCACCAGCAGTATTTCCAACATCATTTACACCAACAGCTCCTGCTCCACCGCCACCAGAACCACCCCAGCCATAGGCATTAACAAGTACCCCACCATTATTACCTTGACCACTTGTTCCTGCCGCAACGGATGTAGAACCATTATCTCCAGGACTGCCACCACCACCACTGCCCCCACTAGCACCATTAACAATACCGCCAGAAGCGGATCTTGAACCGCCACCGCCGCCGCCTTTTGCTGTGATTGTACTGAATATAGAGTCACTACCAAGTCCACCTGTGCTCGAAGTTGTACTAGCTCCAGTACCGCCAGCACTTCCGACAGTGACTGAATAAGTTCCAGCTGATACCGAAAATGATGCATTATAAACAACGCCGCCAGCTCCGCCGCCACCACCGAAGCTTCCGCCGCCACCACCTTGAGCTATAACCAATACTTTTGCGGTAGCCATGTTATCCGAAAATTACGTTGAATAAATCATATGTCAGTCCTACTCTTCCTGTCCACGCTGTTGCATAGTTTGAGTCTCCTTTACAATAAGTTGTTCCTGATGTGGTGTCTAAGGCTTTGATGTACCAACTCCCATCTGTCGCTACATATCCGAAGTACATCGGTGTTCCTGATATGTCCATTCCAGCTGATTTATATTCAATCAGTGGATCAGAGATAGCACTCTGGCCTCCATTGCTTCCAGTATTCCCGATTGCTATAAGCTGTGCTGAGATCAATTTCAGGGCTGTCACAACTCCTTTTGCCTCCACCTCTTTCACCGGATTCTTGATAGTGACCTCAGTGACTGGATTTTCGATCTTTACGGTGGATCCGTCTTGTGACTGGACCTTTATGGTAGTTTTATCGAAATACTTCTTCAAAGCTTCTGCGAGAGAGACGATTGGCCCAGCAATGTCCGGGAGTTTCCACCACTTCGGTTCTTTGATCTCGATGGCATTGGTAACTTCTACCTGTTCGGTGATCTCTTTTTCATTGATAGCGATCAAGATCTCCTTCAAAATGTCGACTGTCGGTTTGGTGAAATCCTGAGCCTCCGGGATCTCAATCTCCTTTGGTATGAGTTCTTTGATCCAGTCCGGCCGGTTGAAATCCATTTTACGGATCACTTCCTTCCGGATGATGGCCGAAGCGATATAGTCGAGTTTCTTCTCGATTGGTTTGGTATCAGCTTTGAGTTCTGAGATCCAGTCTGGTCTCTCGATGGCAACCTTGCCGACTACCTGCCGGACAATGTTTTCTACTGTTACACTTTTGTTCTCTTGAATGGACTCCCCAATTTGCTTGAGAATTTCCATCAAGAAAACAGTCTGCTTCCTTACTTCGGAAACATTTTTATCAGCTATCTTAGAATTTTGTTCTTGTTGGGTTTCGTCCCAGATTGTCTCTGCCATATACTTTTATTCTTATGACCTTACTCTCTCGTAGGGACACTGCATTCAGGGGTGCAGTGCCTTTATGAGAGAGCAAAAGCTCTCTACTTTGTTTTTATTTTTTGATTATAGTAAAGGGTAGTCCTTTGAAAAGAAACATTCTCCCATCTGAAAAATATACTCTTACAGTCTTAAAAATAATGATGATTCTACTGACAAAAATATCAGACTTCGTTTTTTCATCGGCATTCATTAGAAACGCACCAACTTCCATTGTTTGGTCTCCTGTCGACTTGTGCATTGTGACCGAGAGTATCTTCTTCATATTTACAACATGTTAAAAATAAATGATGCTGGACTGACATTTGAAACGAATTTTATGAAAGCAACTGTTCTATATGGAGGCTCGTTATTTGAGGAGTCGGCAGTAGTCGAGGCATTATCAAGAGTTAAATTGACAATATTAGAAGTAACAGTATGGTACGTTGCTGATTTTGTTGATACCTGTGGCGTTGAGCTTTGCGTATCTCTTGTTGCGTTATGTGACAAATTATTTACAGTATGAGAGTGAGAAACAGTGTGGCTATGTGTTTGAGAGGCATGAGTATGTGTATTGCTTCCTCCGGTTGTTCCTACTGACCCGACCGTTCCTGTTATTTTCAAATGGCGATCTCTCATATCTATCGTTCCACCATCACCGTCACAAAGTTTCCATCCAATGGGAATTGCAGATAAAAGTCCCTTCCAAAGAGCGATGATACCAAGAGGAGCAGAAAGATTCCCCGATGATTGAATGGCGAGAAGTTTAGTGTGAGCAGGTTCAACTGTTTCAGCAGTTGTAAGAGATACGTTGTCTGTTGTCCCAGTAGTATCCGAATTTGTTTGAACACTATGTGTATGAGCATCTGTAGCAGTAGCAGCTGCGTTTTGAGTTGCCCCAGCATTAGGAGTAGACCCACCAGAAGTAACCGCAGAATGATAGTGAGAAAGCGAGTGAGTATGAGAAAGTGCGTGGACATTAGTTACAGAACCACCGGTTGTTCCAGCATCAGCTCCGGCAGAGGCACCAAGTAAATATTTATCTACCAAGTTTGGAGTTGAGTTTGTACCATCGCAAATATTAAATCCTGTTGGTGCAGCAGCGTCAGCTAGTCCAATAATCCCAGTAGGAATAACAGTAGAAAATGTTGTTGGACTTACATAAATTATCGTATAAAATAGAGGGTGATTTGAAACGCTACCATAAGTGGATGCTGGAGAACTACAAGAAAAACCAGCAATAGAACCTGATGTTAATGCTCCATGACTATGCGACTGGATTGGGCCACCACCGTTGTTTGTTCCCTGACCACCACCGATACCAGCACTTATAGTAAGAGCATGGGTATGAGCCTGAGCTGTATGAGTGTGAGCTGGAGATGTATGGGTGTGCGTAGCAGCACCACCAGTCGTATTCGGATTGGTAGCTGAGGCTGTACCCTTAGGATATTTGTCATCCATATCAGTAACACGACTCCACCCACTAGGGATTAAGGCGTGTGTACCTGTCCAGATAAAAATGATTCCGTTTTTGATTAGCATAATCTATTGATTTTGACTCATTACATATCCAAGATAATTTCCTGCACTCACTACTTTGAATCCGAATGTGTCTATCTTTCCGTTGACACCACAAAGAGTAGGGGTGACTCCATCGGCCCACTTGATTGTTGTGAACCATGTGAGAGCACCTTGAGAAGTGACATTAACTATTTCAACTACGAAATATTGATTCGCTACGTCTCCAGAAACGGCTATGGTCTGTGTTGTTGCTGGCATCGTGATCGTATTGATCTTAGCTGTAGTAGGATAGATAGTGGTTGTTCCTGCTCCTGCTGGAGTATAAGTAGCTGCTGAATTGATGTTACGGAGAGTTCCATCCTGGTTATGTCCTCCAAGCATGGCATCAACAAAAGAGTTCCACATTGCTGCTGTGAGCATGTATTCCACAACTGCACCAACCGAATGAGCTTGAGCTGTTCCTTCTACGCCACGAACACAGTTGATAATGTTTGATCCAGAAACTACTCCAGTAATAACTTCTTTTTTAGATTGAGTAACTGTCCCATTCGCATCGACACGATCAATAGTTATTTGTACTGCCGTATCTGTAGGAAGAGAAGTTCCAGAAACCAAAGGAACCGTAGTGACTGAAGCATCTGCTACTCCACCACCTCCGACTGCTCCGATCCAATCAACTGCTGCCTTGATAAAACGATCACTTGCACTTGCTGCCATAAAATTATATTTAAGTTATTTATTGCTTTATTTAAGCCACTATCTCCACGCAGAGGGCAAAGCCGTTGGGATCCTGGCCCCAGTGAATTGATAGTCCAGAATCGTGTATTGAGTTCCTGCATTGGCAGATGAAACATGTAGTTGTACTTTGTTAAGTTTCTTACCAACTCTAATTCTCTTTTTTACGTTTGCCTGAGCGAAAGTTTTTGGTGCTCCATCTCGGTGAGAGAATCGATACGACCCAAAAATACTTTCCACAAACATTGTCGATGATGCCGAATCAGAAATTTGTTTTGATCCAACGGTGGAAAATCCTCGTTTGGCTTCAATTCCTAAAACCTCTACTAAAAGCGTTCCTTTCAATCGACCAATAGTCACCACACATTCTTTTACTTTGGCGAAGGAAGTCGTATCTTTATCAAACGACATCAGTCCTGAAATATATGATGTTCTAATTGGTTGTCCGAAATCTGTATCAAAAGCCTCTGAAACCTCTACCAACTGTCCACCAGTCGTAGGGATGTAAAGCAGGTGTGTTTTCCCGTTGGCATCAGTCGATTTGAGCCACTGTTTTGCTCCGAAATTCCAACTCCAGTTCCAGTTTTTCCGTTCCGTATCAAGAATAAATGTCGTATCGTTTTCTGTACCGACAGCACAAGAGAAAAATACTTTAGCATCGTGATAGATTCCACAAATATCTCCTACCAAAGCCTGATTCATTGACCGATAAGATGGGCGAATAATCTGAGATTTTTCAGTAGTTGAAAGAACATTGTTGATATTTATAGCATTGGAAAGTGTAAAAACACCTTGTTTATTCGGGAAAATGAGGTCATTACCGGCTTTGATAACACCCATAGGAGCGACTGTACCAGTTGACCCAACGATTCTTTGAGGAATAGGAACAGTAAACGTAATAGATCCAATTTGGATAGACTCAAGATTTATCTGCCAAATAGACCCCGTTCCTTCTGGATTCATACAAAACACCGTAACAGCAGGCACTCCCCCTCCGGTGCGATAGTGTTTGACTGAGATAGGCATTTCACGTCCTCCTTTATCCAAATCTACATACCCACCGCCATACCATTCAGAAAATCGAAGTATGTCTTGTCCTACACCGGTAAAGTGAACCCTATACTCATTCGCTGTATCACCAGTCCCCCAAATTCTATTTCCAGAGAGTTCCATCTGACGGAATTTTGGAGCAGTGGTTGTGTTGTCATTCGGGACGATAGTGTAAGGATTTTGTTGCATTGAAGCATCGTCGATATATGCATTTGTTGTCACTGAGTCGATGTAAGCCTCGTGTCCTGATTCATCTGACCAATAAATTTGGTATCGAGTAGCACCAGCGACTGCTGACCATGCAAGAGAAATTGTTTCTGTCGTTCCGTTCCAATTATCACGAATCTTATTTACTGTAATAGATGTCTCAGCCGAAGCAGTTGTTTCCCCAACACCATTCAAGGCCGTTACCTGGTAATACATTGTGTAAGAACCTACTGAAAGCGTATTGCGAGTTGGAGTTACCGTTCCAGGAGCTGAAAGAGATGAGAAGTTTGCTAAAGTAGTCGTTCCATCGTACTGAGTAAGAGAATCCACACCATTCGTAATGAGCATAATGGAATGAATCTGCATGAAAAAAGCTATGTGCCCTGGAGTCAAGGTCACGCCGGTAAGTTCTATCCACGAGCCTCCGTCATCTTGAGAACGATAGACTTTACCAGTCGTACCACCGACAGCAATAATTTCTCTATGTGTGGAGTCTTTTACATATTCTTCAGCACCATCCAAAGTATCTTCGCCTGGGATAGCAATACCGTAGTGATCTCTTCCCCAACGGTTGCTCCACAATCCATCCTGTGTTTGAATCAGGTTGATTGACTCTTTCGCCATCGTTGAAGATATGCGAGCCTCATCGATAAGCGTCGCTGTTCCCTTAGAAAAATCATCCACAATAATAAGTGGGCGTTTCTTTCGAGTTGTAGTCGGGATTTTTATATTCATTGTTTTACATTCCAAAAGCTATCGAATCGCTTGGTATTTCGTTTCCTTGATAGAATGGGTCAATTTCGTTGGCAAGTCGCATAGCATCAATTTTTGCACTCGCCACTTGCATTTCTACCGTTGCTTGAGTAGTGTTGTCATCATCGAGATAGAGCTGAGAAAGTACATCGTGGATAATGAAAGATGGGTCGCTCATCTATACTGGAGTTGTCTCTTCACCGGTAGTAAACTTATCAGCACTTTTTCTGTAGTTCATTGAGAATGTTCCGCTGACAACAGGGTTTACAACGACTGAATACCCTCCTTTCGAGCCAGTTACCGTGTAAACTTTGTGACTTGGATATTCTCGTTCCACCACTTCCATTGCTTCTGGGCGAACGTAGGTATATTTGTCTTCACCAACTTTTAGGAATCCAGCAGGACGATTGAAACTTAAAAGAGAAAAAACATTGTCACTGCATACTCCATTCGTGAGTGTCCCAGTTATCGTTCCAAAAAGCTCTTTCCATTCAACTCCCTGTTCGTTTTCCCATTTATCAATCGACGAGTTTGCATATTCAAGACGGACACCGAAATCTTCCGATGTTATGTCAGGTGCATCAGGAGATTTCTCAAATCTCGTATATATTGATTGCATTACTTCTGCTATTTTCATAATGTTATGCGAGTCTCTTCACTCCCTGAACTGAAGCGTAAGATGGTTTATAAGTTAATTTTGCGAGGTTAAGTTTCTTTGCTGTAAATTGTTTAAGAGATGGAAGTTTTGTCGATGATATTTTTGGAGAAGTGAATTTTGGAAGAGAAAGTTTCTTTGGTGTATAGGTAAATTTTGTTGCAAGTTTTACTGCCTTTTTGCCTGCTTTTGGCTGTGTAAAGCCTTTATACACATTGTATTTAGCATATTCTGCTGTCAGCGTATCGAGTTTATTCTGGAGTGCTTGATTGTCTACTTCATCAGCATTCGGGTCTTTCATCTGAGCAATGAACGTATCCATTTGCTTTTGAGCAGTGTCCATCCAACCTGTGTAGTCTTCATTTTTCTTGAGACTCGTAAGTTGGCCTGCGTATTTTGTTTCGTTATATTTATTGTCTGACATGAAGGTTGCTGTATCTCCGCTTTCTGACTTTCTCAAGTAACCACCATTGACTTTCATTGAGTTTTTATCAGAAGCGAGAAGATCTTCTTTTTGGAGTACCCGTTCTGCAAGTTGTCTTGTTTTTGCCGTCTTAAAGTCACCGTTAGAATCGATGTAGCTAAATCCACCACTTGGATTTTCGACGATCTTGTCAGAGTAGGAAGATGCTTGTGCTCTTGCTCCTGAGAGTTTCAATGATCCAACTGGTTGTGAAGTTGGTGTAAGGAGACTTTGTTGATTTTCAATTCTTGCCTTAGCTGTTGTGGCATCAATCTTTCCCGCTTGTTGTTCTTTTAGAATAGAATTGATATTCTTTTTTACGTCGTCTTTTTTGTACTGGTCGAACTGTTGGTCTTTGATACGTTGGTCACTGGCTTCTTTTGGACCGAATTGGTTAATCTTAAAACCAGACATCGCTGAGATAGCTTGTGTAGGAGTCTTCGTTTGATCGTATTGGTTCGGTTTTCCAGCTATTGCTTGTCCGACACCGATAGCACTATTGATAACAGGAAGATTATAGTTGTACCCAAGATATTTTGCTCGATTGATATTTTGTTCCAACGGAGTAAGATTGGATGCTTTATACTGATTCTGATTTGGATCAGCGATAGACTTCCCACGGAAATCAGTATCGGTTATCAAAGAAGTTATTCCACCAGTTAGAACGTCATTGGATGCCATTTTCAAAGCATCTGCTTTATTAAGTGGCACATCAATTGGAAGATACTTTGATGCTCTTTGAATTAGGTTTCTGTTAGTTGTATCGGCTCCAGCGGTTTCATACATACCAAACATTCTAGCCACATTGACTTCTCCTATTGGTGTCTGGAAAACAAGAGGAACATTAGTAAACGGAACAACAGGAGTACCAAAACGATTTTCTCTTGTTTGTTTATCCTGAGCAGTTTCACCGGATGCCTTAGAAGCCATTTCGCCTATCAAGGCAATCGAACCGACAACCAGAGGAATACGAAACGGATTTTCCAATGCTGAGTTTTTTATAATTCTTGCTAATTCAGACTGGAAACGAATAAATGGTTTTCCTACAATAGGGAGTTTTGCTCCTATATCATAGAATTGACCAACTTTTGAGTAGTCCTGAAATCCGCTTGCTACTTTATGGACAGCCTCTTTGATTGTTTTCCCCTGATCTAGCCAATACTTGAAAGCGGAAATCTTTGCTCTATCATCGACAGCACCATAAGATGAGGCGACCTTATTGTCTATTTTTCCTAGTGTTCCAACTTTCCCATCTGTTCCAGCTAGATTCTGCACCAGTTCGTATTTCGTCATATCTGTTCCGAGGACACCGTGTTTTCTCAGAAGTCGAGCATATTGCCCATTGTCAGCGAGTTCTTTCTTAGCGAAAGTCTGCATATTCTTTTCAAAGGAAATCGGATTGATTCCATTGAAAATTGCGAATACTCGGTTTGATATCTGGTTTCCAAGTCGCGTTGCTGGGTTATAAACTGTCTTCGTTTTCTTTAAGATTTGACGAGGTGCCCATCTGTCGTACGCATTGAGAGCGTCATACATCCCCTGGAGAGCCTTATTATCTGAATAAAATCCTTTAATCCCCTCCAAAACATCGTGTCTAACGTTCTTTCCTGCTAAATCTCCCCACATTGGGCTGTCTGAAAGCTGTGTGTAACCATTTTTAGCGACATCACTCACCATATTTGCCTGTTTAGACACCCAATTTCCATAATCAGTGATGGCTTTGTTGGAAAATGTCGACTGAATACGTTTAGAAGCGAGATAGAATGGGTCTTTAATAGCATTCTCTTGTTTCCAACCATTGACATCAGTTCGTTGTTTGAATTGACCAAGGTCGAGTTTCCCTCTCCCTTTGACGAATGCATCTGAAAGTTCAGGCGGGAGATCATACTCTGAATATGCACGAGTGATATACTTTCCATTCCGACCCTGTAACCATGTTTCGTGAGAGATGCGTCCAAGAGCGAAGTTTTGGTCATTGATAAGGTCAGAAGCAGTCCTCAAAACTTCAACTGCTTTTTGTTCTTCCGTCGTAAGATGTTCCATTCCAACTTTTACACCAGAAAGTTCAGGGTCAAGGTGTGCCCATACTTTTTCTCGTGAAAGTTTATCAGGAAGCATTTTGTCTCCGAGTGCCTGAAAATCATTGGCAAGATTCCGTGATGTATCAACTCCGCCTTTCATTTGCCCTTGCATAACAGTTCTCTCCGCGGTGTTTCCAGCACCCCCCATCAATCCTCTGATACCTCGTGATATGTTTCGTATCAATCCATTCTCGCTTGAAAGACCTTGCTCAATTTTCTTGTTTGCTGCATCACGAACGGGACGAACGAGATTCTGAAACCTTGTTCCACCTTTCGTACCACCTTGCAATTCAGATGTAGTATTTCCGTAAATCCCTTTTTCAAAGTTATCAAACTTCGTCTGTAATCCAGCAACTACTTCTTGCTTTGCTGTTTCAGGATTGAGCAGTCGTGATTCTTGAGTAAGTGGGATTGTTGGACCTGAAGGAATAGTCGTTGTAGGTGCTTGCATCTTTCCCTGCGGAAGTTCGAGCGACTTGTTGGTCCCCAATAAAAGTTGTTCATTTGTGGGTCCCGCAGGAAGTCCTGGTGTTCCTTCAATGGGTGTATGTGTTGGAACTCCTTGATTTTCAAGTTGTACTCCAGTGAGTTTGTTTCCTTTCCGAGTAATCCTTGCAGTAGATCCAGAAAGTGCCCCCTCTTGGCCATTTATCATTACCGTCTTTCCATTTGACAATTTTATTACTCTATTAGTATTTCCTTGCAAAACTGACTGTCCAGGAGTAGAATTTTGGTATGAAACACCTTTATTATCAACTGAAGAGCCAATGGAAGGGATTACTCGTGATCCTGTTTTTTGTATTGGTAACTCTTTTCCAAATCCTTGCTGGCCCGCCTGTGGCAAGTCAACCTTCGGCATACCAAGATTATCACCCATACCCGTACGATTCTCAACTGGAAGAGCAGTACCGGTAGTCTCCTTCGATACATCTTTAATACTCATTCCTGCCTGAGGGTTTTGTATAAATTTTCCTACAGCATTCTGTGGCTGGAACGGTTGAGTCATTTCTACAACTTTCTTTTCTGCTTTATCAAACAACTTTTTCGCCCAGTCTTTCACTTCTTGCTGGCTATACTGCCCTACATAGTTGTCCTGATTTACTTGAGCCAAGTGTTCTTCAAGTTGTGGAAGAGTCATCTGCTCTCCACTTATGTTTGCGGTAACGACTTTCGTAACATTTGGATTCATCTTTGCCTTGTAATCTGCAAGCATCCTACTCAATCCCCTTCCTGCGTATGGTGTAGCCATTCCAAGACCCGCCCCTAAGACACCACCAGCTACGCCCGATATTCCAGAATTGAGCAAATCACTTCCCAAAGACTGTCCTTGATTGTCCTGGAGTCCTTGAGCCACCCCGATACTCCCTCCGACTTTTGCTCCTTGTTTAGTAGAATTGATAACCATCTGTTGAAAAGCTTTTTTCTGTAGGTCTTGACCAAACTTCCCTGCCAAGACATCTTTGATAGCGTTCCCTTCAAAAGCACTCAAAACCTTACCACCTCCCCAAGCATTGAGGATAGGCATAATCGTCTGAGCGGAGTCTGCGAGTACGGTCTGAGCATTCTGTCCGCCACCTGCTATATCTGCACCCAATCTGAAAGCACCACTCTTGAAAGTGTTTCTATCGACATTGTTTCCCATTGAGAAATCAGCAATGCCTTGAGATAAATCATTAACTGGCTTGATGATTCCTTCTGTACCGATAGCATTTACTACCGAAGCTCCAAGATTGTATGCACCTTTCGCTACAGTCATTTTTGGAGAATTGAAAAATCCGGCATTGTTATTCAGTGTCGGGAGTATGTTTGTTTTTCCAGTAACTCTGTCTAACCCTCCTTGACCGATGTAATTGGCAGAGTTTTGAACAAAGTTATTCGCCTGTCCACCAAAGTCCTGAACCTTTTGAGAAAGCATACTAAAAGTATCATTCATCGCCGATGGCATTTGCTGAACAACCGCATTCGCGTTATTGAACGATTGCCCAGCATTCCCGACAACATTGTTATATGTTTGTCCGGCATTTCCTATGAAGGATTTGGCTTTATTGTAGAGGTCTGAGAGATTCACAGTGTTTTATTGAACGATTACTGTATTTGATACCAACTTCCGTCTTCTTTTTGTGCGTATTTGAGACCAGTCATAGAATCGAGAGCGGTTCCATCTCCTTGTGGAGTTACTTGGATATTCATATTGCCTGTATCGATTGTGATCGGCTGTACGCTTGCTCCTGCGGCAGTAGCATCTGCTCCAATACCGGCTACTTTCCCAGCATTGATAGTATTCTGGTCATTGATAGTTGAACCAATTTGAGACTTATAAGTAGCCGCCGTACTTTGGATGTTATTCAAGTTATTGATAGCCGAGTTAAAAAGAGAAGCATCCAACTGAGAAAGGGCTGCTTTCTTTGAGTCGTCTGCTTGAGCTTTTGCAACTGTCAACTGACGTTTCAAATCTTGGTACTGTTGAACGATTTCAGATGTTCGAGAAGCCTTCCAAGTATCTATGGAGTCAATTTGTTGCTGACTGGCTGAGGTTGTATCAGCTTCCGAAGTATTGATGTCGTTATATTGCTTGTTGACAGAGGTTTGAACGTCTCCACGCTGTTTATTCGCTTGCTGAGTAAGTGCGGCCGAGTACATCCCTGTTGCTGAAGAATCCCCTGCTCCTTTTGCTCCGAGGTAGTTGTTTCCTGCCTGGAAAAGGTTTCTCGTGTTGTCTGCAAGGTCTTGCAATGTTGCTTTTTGATTTCCTGCTACTTCACCTCTATATCCTTGATATTTTGCTAGAGCAGCATTCAAAGCATCATGGACACTATTCTTCTGGGTATCAGCCATCGTTCCTACCTGATCGGTAAGATTCTGTTGATCACCTGGGAGCCAACCAATCATATTTTTGTAGGCATCGATTGTTGAACCAAAAGAACCGGAAAGAGATTTGCGAAGTTTATCTTCGGCTGCGTTGGTTTTGTCTTGTGCAGAAGTCGTAGAACCACTTGATGTTTGCTTTACAGTATTTGTATTTGTAAGAGAACTTGTTGGAGTTTTAACAGGTGCTACTCCAGAGGCATACAGTGAACCTGAATTGAATGAAGGAACAGATGGTGCTTGTGTCCAACTGCCCATGTTGTTGCTCGCTGACGCAGTAGGCGTGAAAATATTGTTCTTGAGAAAGTTTCCCAACATACTTCCTCCCTCGCTTAACCCGAAATCTGGTAAACCCATAACGTTATTTGTATCCCTGAAATACTTGACTTATTTAATGTTTTATTGTATATATTGGGTATGAAAACTATCAACAAACTCATTTCTCCATACCTTTTTTGGCCACTACTCATTGGTATTCCACTTACTCTTGAATTTGGAGGTGGTTTTAACTTTGATGTGTTTTTACCAATTACTTTTGTTTTCTTAACTTTAGGATCATACTTCTTCTATCGAATCAAACATCGTTATTAGACTAACCAATAACCTATGCCAGTAATTCCACTTCTTATCGCTATGATCGCCCTGTTTACTGGTGGCTTTGCCATTCAACGAATGAACTTTACTGATACTCCAATTACTTCGACTCCGATTTCTTCAACTCCGGCTCTTGAGCCTATTGAGACTCCTATTGAGACTCTTTATACTCCTGTAGAGAAAACCGTTGCTGAACCTGTTGTTTCTGTTCCTGTGAAACCTGCTGTTCCTAGCGAACCGAAGGTTATTAAGAAAAAGAAATCTTCTAAAAGTGACTCACAATATACTGCCCCTCAAACCATTTTTATTACCCAACCAAAGTCTTTTACTCCACCACCAAAACTTGAACCGCTCCGAGTATCTCCACCTCCTGAAAAAATCAAGATAGAACCTATGAAACTCAACCCAGTAGAGACCTGCCGTTCGTGGGTAGATACTTCCTATGGGAAAAGGTGTACTCGTACTGAAATCAATCTTTTTTCAAATAACTAGGGCTAACTTTTCTGAACTACTACACAGAATCCATTCCGGACCTTATCGTCTTTTTCTAACGATTCAACAACTTTATATCCTAAGTACTCACATATCGGAAGAAAGTCAACGAGATCCCATACACTCCAATGACCATGCTCATTCATCGGTGCTCCTTTCCCCGCAAACGTTCCGAGTGTATCCATATCAACATCTTCTTTTTTTAATTTTCCTTCATGACGATCAATAAGTTCTTGAAGTTTTGTACATGGTCGTGTTTCTCCTGCGAGTGAGTAGTGTGTCGGTGCGATAATGAAAATAAATCCACCCGGTTTAATTACTCGATACCATTCTTTGAGAGCCTTGATTGGATCAAAGAAGTGTTCCATCACATGTGAAGAAATCACATAGTCCTGGCTTTCATCTTCGAAAGGCAAATCATCACCCTGTGCCACTACATCAACCTTCATCTTTTCTCCACAGAGTTCTTCTTCTCCGAGTTTGAAAACAGTATTCATGTCATCGGTGTAGTCAACATTGATGCAGTTGGGTAGGTGGAAGGAATTGTGAGCGGCACCGCCAATCTCAATACCTTTTAACATATCCAAATACTTATGAGCGAGGTTTGAATCTGGGAAATTAACGTGTTCCATGTTGTTTATAAACTTACAGTATTAACTTCTGGTATGCCTTTTCCCATAGTTCTACTTTTTTTGTTACGTCTCGGTTTTTGAAAACCCACTCTTGCTGTTTTTTTCTCTCAGCCTCTCGAAAATCTTTGTCAGTGATCATTTTCTCGAGATCTTTCCACCTCGTTATCGGTTCGAGGCTATAAGGGAGAACATCGGAAGCGACACAAGCTGTCTGCACCATTGCGTACTCGTAAAACTTTATACAACTCTTATTCCGATTAAATTCATTTGCCTCAAGAGGACAGATACCTATATCCAATCCAATCTCAGCGAGTTTTGATGGATATTCTTCTGCTTTTGATGATGGAACCCAGACTAAATTGAGTCTTCTGACCTTGCTTTTCAAGTCCAGAGCTAAATACTGCAAGTTTGTATTTTTGCAAGCCTTAACCCAAGCATTGAAATCTTTTTTTCCGAATCCAAAGAGCACGAATTCAAAATCTGTTTGCCTGTGTAATGTATTCAACTCATCAATGACCATCAAAATGTCTTTGATATGCGTTACGCTTCCAGCCAGTCCTATTCTCAACTTTTCATACTGCTTTCTTTGAGGGAAATCAGCAGGATTGAGACAATTTGGAAACACTACAACAGGTTTTTTTGTTTTACTTTGCAAATATTCTCTCAATATTTCAGTCGTTGTCGTTATGAGATCGGCTTCTCTCAGAAAAAGATAGAACGAACCAATACTCGTTTTTGCCTGTGTGAGATTGACAATATGGTCAGGAATAATATCTTGACTATCATCACAATCATAGACAATCTTTGCTCCACCTTTCTTGAAATCAGCAACCATTCGCTCAATTTCTCCAGGTTCTGCTTCTAACAAATTGTTAAAGATCACTATATCCCAACCATCTACTCGAATCGGTTCAGTAAGGTCGGTGAAAAAAATACTATGCCCTCTTTTTGCTAACTCTACGAGAGGTCTTTGTATTCTTGCCATCCAACACCCGCTGTGCCGGTCTCCGATTGCTAATACTCTTAGCTTCCTTAACTTCCTTAACTTTTTCATTTCGTTTTCCGATAACATTTATGCCTATTGTGAGTGCTTTTCCTCCGAGGTTCATTGTTTTCTTTCGTACACTGAGCATTTTTGTTACATCAATCGCTTTCATTTTCTCTTCGTGCAATATCGTTCCGTTTTCATCCGCCGTTAAAGTAAGCCGGTAGCCTTTTTTTGTCTGCGCGAGATTGAATGAGAGAGTAAGCATAGTTTTCTTATTAGTAATCTTATGGGAAAGGCGAGCCAGTCGCCCCTCCACATAAAACTATTAAATTGTAATGTTTATGGCTTATCTAAGCTCTAAACGTATACCCATGCCGTTGCGAGGTACTTACGACGCTCATCGAGCACCTTTGAACCGTAAGCAACGAGACTCTTGTAACCCTTTCCAAAGTTCTTCTCAAGGTCTTTTACGACTGTTGAGTTGATTTGAACAAAGGCGTGAGTGATACCCATTGGATGACCAGCGAGAATGTGGTAACCAGTGGTGTTGTTTCCAGTAACTTCTTCAGAACGGAATACTTTGAACCCTCGGAATTGACCGATGATACCAAGTTTGATCACATCTTCGTATACCGATGGGGTATAAGGAGTGAGTTGTCCAGACTGGAGCAAGAGGCTTTCAATCTTTGAAGGAATAACGAGGAAACGACCGTCAGTTGGACAAGTAGCTTTATCGTTAGCATCCTTCTGGTCAAGAGATTCTTTGAGTCCGAGAACAACAGCGTCAATCGTGTCTTTGGTAACCTGCAACTTTGCATATCCACCGAGTGTGAATGTTGCACCACCTGCGATTGCACCACCTGTGTAAGCAGAAACCACATCATCATTGTCATCTTCAATCACGATTGAAGTCGTGTTTGTAAATGTTTTTACACGATATGTTGCAGTGTGACCAAGTGCTTTGAAACTTCCACCTGCCATAGCAGTAGTAAAAGTCGTTCCAGAACCTGTAACTGCACCTGTCGTCACATCAACCGTGACTGTTCCAGTTGCATACGCAGCAGCACCAGTTTTGTTGGCAGCAGCGGCATCGACATAGAAACCAAGGTTGTATGCATCAACTTCTTGCTTCAAGAGAGCAGCTGTGTTTTCAGACTCAGTAGAATCTGCATCAGTTGCATAGCTCTTAAATTTGTCCCAATCCAGAATACGAAACGCATTGCTTCGTTGCTTCTCAAGGATCATTTGACCCTCTACTTCTGGGATATCAGCGAATGTGATATCAGCACCTGTGTAGTCAGCCCACGCTACGTTTCCGTAAGTAAGGATGTTTACACGATCACCTCTGCCACCCTTGACTTCACCCTCCCACTTTGAGTTGGTAATTTTTGGGCTAATAGCAGAGGCAAAATACTTCTTCAAGGAGTTACGGCCAAAGGCCTCTCCTGGATTTGCTCCTAATGTTGCCATTTCTTTTTAGCGATTCCCTGACAATCTATAAATTTTATTTAAATTCTTCCTTGTGCTACGAGTTCGGTATACAAGCGATTGTTCGTCTGTTGAATATTGTCAATTTCATCTTGAGTATATTCTTCAGTCTTGCTCACCTTGTTCGACGGAGTGATTGCACCTTCAGCAGACTGTCTGGCGAGAGTAGCATTCGCTTCCGACTTTCCTTTCTCGATTGCTTTTGAAGTGACAGCAGATTCTCTCTTATTGAGTGTCTTCAGTACATCTGAGACAAGAATATCAACTCGTGGGTTTCCGTGTCCGTCATCCAAAAGTCTTGCAAGCGTAGCGTCGAGTTCTGGGTCATAGTCTGGGGACTCCGGATTGAGTGCAGGATTTGATTCCTTTACTTTTTCAAAGTCTGTAGCCCATGTTTTGACTTGTCCCGTATACTCTTGTTCTACCTGATTACCTTTTGCAATCAATTCAGCTGCCTGCATGGCTCTCTCATTTATCGTACGATTGAGATCATCGTAAGTCATGTCGCCTTCCATCTCTGGAGCTGGTTGAGTTTTGAAGTTAGCAATTTGTGCCTTCAACTCCGCATTCTCATTGGCAAGGTTATGCCTTTCAGCAATGACCTCTTTTATCCTCGACTCGGCTCGACCTGGCTTGGGATACTCTACTGCCGGAGTGGCTGGTTGAGTTTCCTCTTGAGGATTTGCCTCCACATCTGGCTCTTTCGCTGGCTCAGGAGCGATTTCAGGACTTTCCTGAGGGGTTTCAACCTCTTCAGTTTCAACAGTCGGCGTTTCTGTTTCCTCGACAGGATTATTTATCGCCTCTAGGTCTCTGTTATCTAACATTGCTGTAAGATTAACGAATTATTCACACCATATTTTGCACACGCACGGTCGGTCTGCCACCTTATTTATCTTCGATTTTTAACGTACCTTCTTTGGTATATCCTTTGAATATCTTGTTGATTCCTATATTTATTCCATGAGGAGAATCGCATTTGAAATAGTTGAGATAGGGACCTTGCTGAATCCACCCGTGATTTCTCCCTACTGTTGGAGGACTCAGTTGATGAATAGTTGATTCTTCAATAAATTCTTCCTCATCGCTTACTGTCTTTTCCTGATTCATTTTCCTTTTCTTTAAGGATTATGGCGGTTGCATCTACATCATCGATTACTCCTTGGTAAGCTTCCATGAGGAGATCTTTTGCCATACACTTAAATCCGAAAATTGCCATGTCATCAATCGCTTCTACTGAGTCTTGAGTAACTCTCGTGGTATCTTCAAGAGATTTCATTCTTCGCTGTATTCTTGCCTTCAACGCCTCCCAAGCTGGGTCGCCAAAAAGCCGAGCGATTATCTCATCTTCTCCAATAGCTTTCTCAACCACAGGATTGAGTTCTTCGTGAGCTTTTGGGAGTCCAAATTTTACGGGTGGTGATGATTCCATACTTAGCATTTACATTTAGCGATTGGCATTCCACAATCTTTACACTTAGCACCTTTCTTCACTGGTACTGGTACACGTTTGTTTGTTATCATCTTTCCTCCGAATGGAGACTTCATCGTCTGCATCATTTTCTTTGCCATAGTTTTGTTATTGTCCTGCTGGTGCAGGTGAATTATTTGGTGCTCCGCCTAGCATTGAAGCGAAATCTGGCTTTGGAGCTTCTTGATTGAGCGTTGGCACTGGCTCTTCTACCGCCCTTGAGCCTCGTATAAGATTCATAGCTTTATGAACAGGGTCTTCCCCTTCTCCGACTGAAAATTCACTCGATGGTGTCAATCCTGCTTTCGCTTCTATCTGCCGTTTCACGTCATCAGGAACATCCTTATAGGAAATCGAGTCCTCTACTTTCTTCTCTGGCTTTTTTGCTATCTCGGCCTGCATCTGTTGCATCCCTTGCATGAGTTGTTGTACTTGTTGAGTGAGTTGCTGAACCTGTGCTTGGCTCTGGGCGTTCTGATCTTGAGCTCCAGGCTGTCCCTGTTGGTCTTTGTTATCACTGATGATTTTCTCGGAATCCTGTACGCCTGATGTGATAATGTAACGCTTGATGGCCTCTCCGAAGTTAAATGTCTTATCTCCAAGGGTAAATGTCCCTTTCTGAGTAATCTGAGGAAGAGCATCTGGAAATTTGAGAATCAAAGCCATTATTTCTACGAGAGCATCGTGTTCTTCTTCATCGTCCTTCTTCATGGTTGAGCCCGAATCGATGATGTACTTGAATTTTATGTTGCTCTTGCCGTCCTTCCAGGTATCAGAAGCCACGGTCAACTTCCCTGCGTTTCCTGATGTATATGCCTTAAGTCCAAATACAGTAGAAAGGTCTTCATCCGGATATGCTTCTTGAAGTTTCTTGAGGTCTGACTTGAAAAGAGTAATGTCGATAGGCTTCTCTTGTTTGGTTGAAAGGAGATCAATGAATTTCTGGTTTACTTGCTCAAGAGCCTGTTCCATCATGAAACGATCCCAATTATCACGAGCACCCTCTCGTGCTCCTTGCATCTTCAAAGCCTGAGGAGTTTTTCCCTGTCCAGGGTCTGTATCTTTTGAAACTGTCGTATCAGTAGTCGCTCCGAGGTTCAACATCTGAGACTTGAGGAAGCCGTATGTCGAGTTGAAAGTGTTCAATCCTTCTGGAGAAAGTTTCATCTGTTCGATAGCTCCTGCCTTTGTACGAATCCATTTTGCTTTGGCTTTGTATTCAATGGTCGATGCTACAATGCCGTTCTGGTCAAGAATAAGCGGAGGGAAAATACTCATCTGAACTCCTTCAAAATAGAGATTGACGAGCGAGTTGGCCGCTTTCTGTAATGTATGTCCTCTTTCAAATTCTGCGAGTGCATAGAGGCGATCTATCAAAGGGAAACAATGCTTCATCACGATAGGAAGCTCGTTGTTATCTTGTGGGTTCGGCATATCACGAGCAACAAGATTGTATTCTTTTGAATAGGTAATCCAACGATTCTTTCTATATTCAGTAAGTAATTCACACTGTGCAAATTCTCCTGTTTCTGATGCAAAGACTGAATTCAATCGTTCATTGACAGGCAAATGTTTTTGCTCCATTTGTTGCTTTGTTTTTCCTCCTTCTTTTACTTTCCTAATAAGTTCCGGAAGGTTCTTCCAAACCTTTTTATCTCGTCCTTTAAGATATTCAACAGACACCCAAGTAGAAACCTGAGCATAATCCATTGAGTTAATGTTTGTGCATCCTGCTTGAGGAAAGAAGTTTCGAGGATGAATGAGCCACATATCTGGTCCGATATAGTCATCATCAACACGATAATCTACGAGTGCTGGCATTGATCCAAACACACGAGAATAAATGTCCCAAATACGAAGTTTAGTAAGAAAATCAAATTGTGAGTCTGCATTAGGTACTATGTATTTCTCATGTACCAAGTTCATTAAAATGTTTTTGCCTTTATCGTCTTCTGTATTGATTGCTTGAATGGTACCGGTAGGAAACTGAGCCATAACACGAGATGCTCCATCGAGTATCAAGTTCACGAGGTCTTGCGTATTCACTTTGCTCTTTGTTGTCTTTGAACCGATATCAGTGAGTACGCCAACGAGCATATTCTCTCGATCATCCCAGGTGAAGTCGGCGTTATCTCGTATCTGAGCGATATACTTTTCGCTTTCGTTATAATGGTTGATAAGCTCAGACAACAACTTTGAGTCGTCTTGTGCTTCTTTTAGTTGTTCTTTTTTTATTGCCATACGCTACCAGATTGTGTTTTCCTGAGGGAAATTAAGATTCTGTACTGTTTTATTCCTCGCGTGATCTTTCATCTGCCAGGCGATACAGGCCGCTATCAATATGTCAAAATGTCGTGTTGTCAGTCGTGGGTCTTTCTCATCATCAATCAGGTCGTTTCTGGTATAGCTTTTGCATTCGTTAATGAGGTCTATATCATTGAGATCTATCAGTCCGTCTTCTACTGCTTTTGAGAACGAAAGGAGCATCTTTGGTTTCGTTAAGGCATTTGTATTCCATCCGTAGTTCTTTGGGATTGGAACATTCATTGCCATCGCCTTACCCTCTGTCGTATAAAGATTTACTTCTTCTTGCTTGGCTATCTGTATGGAAGAATCAAACTTGTTATTCTCTATAGCAGAGAGACAGCCTCCGAAAATGTCGTTCTCTCTTTTCACTTCGTAACCGAATGCTTCTGGTTTTATCTCATTACTGTGGAAAGTTCCTATCACTTGTGATGGTATAACGTCGAAATCTATGAATACCGATGTTGAGCTGTCCAGTCCTACTCCTCCTGCCACATCGTGTCCTGAGGCTATCCTATGGCTTGGATCGAACTCTCTGAATATCTTGAATCCGGCGGTTTCTCTGATTGGCTCTTTCGGCACTTGCTTCTCAACACTTTCTCGATTGAATAACACATCTTTTCCGGCTGATGGCTTGCACATTCTTTCTCCCCAGAAATCATCGTCGTCTTGCTTCATCTGCTCGATGTCTTCCAATGAGTATCTATCTTTCCATGTGCTTTCTCCGTTTTCTTTGATTGGGATTATTAAAACTTTCTTATCGGTACTTTTCTTGGTAATGAGGGTATGGACATTTCCTGATTCTGAAATATAGTTGGCGGTATAAATACACGATCCATTAACAGCGAGACCAGTCCGAGCTTCTTCCATGTTTTCCCAGATTGACTTTGTCTTTCTGGCACTTCTCAAGGTCGTTCTATTCTCGAAATCTTCGTACCATATAAGGTCTTGGCGGTTCTCTTCCTGAATAGCTCCACGCTGATCCATGCCTACCGTATCTGCCTTGACCTTTATTCCTGTAGAAGTAGTGAAGGATGACATCCGCTCTTCTCGCTTCTCTTTGGTATCTTCAAACAATTCGGGGTAATAGGCTGATACATTAGCGAGCATGTTATACATGTCCGTGACGATCTGAGTGCTATTATCTCCATCGGCTGAAAGAACTTTAATGTATTTCCGATAATGGTCAGTATCATTCGCTATACAGTAAGCCAGAAAGAGTTTCGTTTTTGCTGTCTTAGCAGCTCCACGAAAGGCTATATTGACGTATGATCGGATAGTCCCCCAGTAAGTCGAAAGGTTATCCATGTCTATCTCTTCGTGGAATGGAGCGTCTTTTGAAGTAAAATACTTCGGGAAAAACTCCCTTGACCAGAGATTGAACTTCAAAACTACTTCTTTTGGGCTGTTCTTTCTGCTAAATTGAAAAAGGGCTTTCTTGAGCTTCTTATCATCACTCTTCATTATTTCTTGGATGTTCATTGAGGAAGTTTTTAATTGCTTCATCCGATCGCTTTCTTGAAACTTCATCCGGTATTAAATCTTTGCCACCCTTTCCTGTTAGTTCGCTCCTATTACTATAAATATCTTTACCCACTCTTTCAGCTATGAACTTAGCTGTATCTTGTTTTATCTTTACTAATGCCGGACTGGTATTGACTATCTGTTCTGCATCTTCTCCGTGTCCTTCCCATTCGAGAACTTCCACTGGCATTTCAAGCATTTCATCAAGAACTTTTTCGGCCTTACTCAGCATGTTTATTCTTCTCACTTTTTCTATGAACCATGCCGTTGTAGTTATCTGAGCCGCATACTCTGGTTCATATCCTGCCTTTATGGCTGATTGGAGCCCATTACTAAATGTTTCTGAGATTGGATTTATATAAAGTTCCCAACACAGATTCTGCCTCGGGTCTAATTGATATTGATTCGCTCCATTTGGGTTGGTTTCTGCCATTTATTTATTTCCTAAACAGCGATAGGGTTGTGAGGGGCTGAGGTTATCAGTCTTGACGAACCCAGAGTGCTGTCGATAGGTGAGTGAGAACCTAATCGCTATTCAAAAAACAAACGCAAAAAAAGACGACAAAACCATAATGGTTGTCGCCTCCGTTCATCGGTCAGCATATTCAATTACTTACAGCCTAGCACATTTCTTGGTTTCTGTCAAATTTTTATCGTTTTTCCTTGTTTCAAAAGCTTATATTCTCCGTCTCGTATTTCGATTCCTCCAAATCCCCATCCCTTTATAGTCTCAATAGCGAATGATATGCAGACTTCAGACGGCTCTTCAGTCCACTTCTCGGCCCGTATAATCCATACTCCATCTTCTTTCAAGGTTATCTTTACCTCTCCTATCCCGTGATCTTCTACTTCCTTGATTATCTCCAACAGTCGCTTTTGTTTCTCCATATTTAGAAATCTTTTTTTGTTAGAATTTTCGGTGGATTATCCCAAGCATCGAAAATGATGCGACCGTCTGCTTCCATTCTTCCTGTTCCGTATTGAGTATAGAATCGCTTCGGGTAGTCGACACATTGAGTATCTAATAACCTCTCCACCCTTCGGAAAACGGCTCCGATATTCTTTGAAGTGAGAGTGAACGGCTTTCCGAGAAGAGGCTTCCCTGGACGATAAATTTCATACTTCACCTTGCCACCGACGAGACCTCTCTTTAGTATTTCCTCTTCCATATCTGTTTTTATTAAAAGTTCCACCTCTTAAAATCGTTTCTTTATATTCTATTTTGACGTTTGCGGGGCTTTATGTATCAGGTTGATAGTTGATGTTTACCAAATTATGTAAGCCTGTAAAACGATATTATTCTCTAAAAGGTTTTACAGTTTAGTTTTCTCTTCCATAACTATAAACTATTTAATTAGTTTCTTTATCAAGTAATAAAACATTAGATAAATACTTTTTCCCCAAGACATCCCCTCTGTTCTTTTTCCTCCGTTGTCAAAATCTATGCACGGAAGAGTCCTATAATAACAAGCCTGTATATGATTTTTCAAATAATTCATACTTATTTTTTCTTGAATAATATACAGAACTTCTTACCAAAACGGTCTGTCAAATCTTCATATTGCGTGGCGACAATATACGAGTTAGCCTTTCCTTCTTTCTCTAATTGCCACTGTGCCTCCTCCAAATTACTTATTAATTGTTGGAGGGTAAACTCTTTTGGTTTGATAACTCGAAATGCGAATTGAATTTCTTGCATATTTATAATTTCTTAAATGGTTCAGTTATAGTTTTTTTAATATCTTCTAATTGTTCTGGGGTAAAGAGAGGGCGATAATCATTGAATAGTGTCCAGAGTGCTTTCGGCGTGAATGTTTTATCATCACTCATTTCACCGAATAACTGCCTATACAGTCCTGCGTTTTTGAGTCTCATTTCTTCTATGCCATCTTCAAGTCCGTTTTCATATCCTCTCGCATATGATTCAGAACTTTTTTT